CCACAGACGATAACTTCAACCAGACATGGGATACCGTCTGGGGAACCAGCGACTTCATGCTTGAGCCAGTAAACAACCCACAGCGCGGATGGCCAGTCAACCGCATCCTTGCAATCGGCCGATACGTTTGGCCTTATTATTTGCCACAGGCATGCCGAATCACCGGCGTCTGGGGATGGAACGCAGTACCAGCAGAGATCAACATGGCAACCTTGATCCAAGCAGCTCGATTATTTACACGCCGCCAGTCGCCATTCGGAATCGCAGGAAGCCCGGACTTAGGCACAGTGCGCCTCACAGCCAAACTCGATGCAGACGTTGAAGCCTTGCTTCGACCATTCCGCAAGAACAATGGGCTGGCTAAATAATGCCGATGCAACCAAGCCAGGTGCGAGATGCACTAAAGACAAGACTTCAAACCATCTCTGGCCTTCGCGCCTACGATGTGATCCCAGAACCAGTAACACCGCCATGCGCGATCGTGGGCCAGCTCGACTTCACATTCGACATCGATAACGCCCGGGGATTAGACCAAGCAAACGTCGACATTTATGTGATCGTCCAGCGCTTCTCAGAGCGAGCAGGCCAGGACAAGCTCGATGGATACCTTGCAGGCACAGGAGCAACATCCATCAAAGCAGCGATAGAGGCAGATAGAACGCTCGGCGGAACATGCCAGACATTGCGAGTGATTGGCGCAGAGTCCGGAACATACGACTCGCAATCGAACACATTCCTCTCTTACCGATACCGCTTAACAATCTACGGATAAGGAACCGACATGACATACACAGTAACCTCAAAGCGAGAAGTCTGCGGCAAGACCACAGGCGACACAATCACCGCAAAAGAATTGCAAGATGCAGGAGTCAGCGCAGAAACTCTGATCGCCGGCAACCACATCAAAGCAAGCAACACAGCACCACAAATCCCATCCATCAAAACAGAAACAGAAGAAGGAGCGACAAAATAATGCCTCGCATAGTTCTCACTAACGCATTTATCTCCGTCGGCGGAGTGGATCTGAGCGATTTGGTCGCATCAGTAACACTCTCGGAAACATTCGACGTCGTCGAAACCACCGCATTCTCATCAACAGCCGCGAAGACACGTGTGGCTGGATTAGAAGACAATTCAATCACCCTGGAATTTCACCAGGACTACGCAACCAGCGAAGTAGAGCAGACAATCTACCCACTTCTCGGAACAGCAGCAGCAGTCATCGTCAAGCCAAACGGCTCCGCCACTGGCGCATTCAATCCAAGTTATACCTGCTCTGCTATTATTTCAGAGTGGACTCCGATCAACGGATCCGTCGGTGAATTGGCAACAGCAAGTGTGACTTGGCCAGTAACCGGAGCAATCACAAAGGCGGTCGTATAATGCCAAGACTTGTACTAACAAACGCATCTGTTGTATTTGGAAGCACCGATCTCTCGGATTATATTTCGAGCATCTCTCTAAATTCAACATTTGATATCGTCGAAACCACTGCATTCGGAAACACCGCAAAGACACGTGTGGCCGGGCTTGCAGACAATTCTGTGACGTTCGAATTTCACCAGGACTACGCAACAGGAGAAGTAGAACAAACAATCTATCCACTTCTCGGAACAGCAGTCAGCGTAGTAGCAAAGCCAGTCGCAGGAACAACAACAACAATTAATCCGCAGTACGCATTCTCGGCGCTTGTTTCAGAATGGACTCCGATCAACGGATCCGTCGGTGAATTAGCGACCGCATCTGTAACTTGGCCGATCTCCGGCGCAATTACGAAGACAACAACCTAAAGAAAGTAGGGGGAAAAGATGGATGGATTAAATATCAAAGTCAAGACGATTGATGGCGTGGAAAAAACGTTCTCATTACGGCCACGCATCATCGTCGACTTTGAACAGAAGTACGGCAAAGGCCTAGCCAAACTCATCGGCGAAGAGCAGAAGCTCGAACATATCTATTATCTCGGATGGCTTGCACTTAGATCCAACGGAGTGGTTGTTAAACCATTCGGGCCAGAGTTTCTAGATACGCTCGAAGGAGTGCAACTAGATACAGACCCAAATTCCGAATCCACAGAGATAGCCTGACCTATTCAATAGCAGCAGTTTCTGTGGAAACAGGACTAGATCCGATCTCATTATTGGATGCACCAGATGGCATCCTTGAAGCGATCGTGATTTATCTTAAAGAGAAAGCAAAGGCGGCAAACAAACATGGCAAATGACGTCGTAGTAATTAACGGCATCAAAGAAACCACCGCCGCCTTGAAGAAGTTCGACAAGGACGCAGCTCGTCGCCTAAGCAAAGTAATCAACGACGAGCTGCGCCGGGCCGAAGGCGATGCCAAAGACCAGATACCAACCAAGCCGCCAATGAGTGGATGGCGAACGACGGCCGCAAAGAACCCACGCGCAGGCGTCAGAGGTGGCCAGGGCTGGCCAGCATGGGATCCGCAAGCCATTCGCCAGGGCATCGTAAAAACTCGCTCAGAAGGGCGTGTGAGTTCCAATTACACCACCAGCGCAGGCGCACTCTTAAACAAGACCGCCTCGGGCGTTATCTTTGAAATTGCAGGACGCAGGACACCAGGGCAAGGAACCGGGCGGCAACTGATCGGCAATATGAATGACCGCTTCCGCAAAGCCAGTCGCGGAATTTACGCCGTTATTGATCGCGACCGCCCCCGAATATTTGCCAATATCAGAGCAGCGATGGACGACGCAGAGAAGACGCTTCAAGCCAATTTCAATAAAGAGAAGGGATAACCGAGCATGGCAATAGGCGCAGTAACCGCCCGGATTATCACCCAATACTCAGACAAGGGCAGCAAGGCAGCAAGCCGCGATATCAACAAGCTCGGAAAATCTTTCGACAAATTCGCAGGCAAGGTAGGCAAGGCATTCGGCATAGCAGCAGCAGCCAGCGCCGCATTCGCAATCAAGGTCGGCACAGATGCCGTCAAAGGCGCGATGGCAGATCAGAAACAGCAAGTCGCTCTAGCAACTGCGCTACGCAATACAACAGGAGCAACAAACGAAGCAATTGCTGCCACAGTCAAATACCTAGATGCTAAAGAATTATCAGTAGGCGTAGACAATGAAGAATTGATCCCATCTCTTCAAACTTTGGTACAAGCAACCAAAGACGTCACGCAAGCGCAGATACTACAAAATCTTGCCCTAGATATTTCTGCCGGAACCGGTAAAAATTTAGAAGCGGTTTCACTTGCACTCGCCAAAGCGCTCGGCGGTAACGTTGGCGCACTTACCAGACTCGGCGTGCCACTTGATGCAGCAGCAGTGAAGTCCAAAGACCTCAATGCAATTCTGGTATCACTTGGCGAAACTTTTGCAGGGCAGGCAGGCAAACGCGCTGAAACCTTCGAATTTAGAATGATGCGTTTACAGTTAGCATTTAACCAAGTCCTCGATCAACTGGGATACGCATTCATTCCAGTCTTAGAAAACTTCGCTGAAATTTTAATGACGAAAGTTATTCCGGCGGTTCAAACATTCATAAATGAAAATGGAGATAAACTCGTCGCCGCTTTAAGTAAAGCGCTGAAAGCAATCATTGGCTTTGGATTTATCATCTTCAAAATCTTTGCATTCGTGGCAAAGAATAAAACATTATTCACATCGCTCGGTATTATCTTCGCCGCAACATTCGTAGCAGCAAAAGTGATCGCATTCGTGACAGCGATACAGGCACTAGTCAAGGCTTACCAGGCGATCCGAACAGCAGCTCTAGCAGCAGCAGGAGCGCAGGCAGTGGCAACCGGCGGCCTTTCATTAACAGCCGCAGCCGCTGGCCTTGCCGCATTTGCTGTGACTGTTGGCGGCCTTACACTCGCCGTCAAAAAAGCAAACAGCGAAATCTCAAAGATGGAAGGCGCTGGCGAAGATTTAGATTTCACATTCGACGGATTAGAAGGAGCAACTAAAGGCTTCAAAGCAGAACTAGGCAAAATGAATGTGGATCTAGGCAAAGCAGGAAAGGCTACAAAGGCCCTCACAGATAAAGACCTAAA